GGGCATGCTGCCGATCTCGTGGGCGGTAGCTACAGCACCCGTCTGGGCGCCGTACGTAGCCCTGGGAGCACTCTTCACGGCAGCAGTGATCAAAGAAATGGTAGAAAAAAGAAAGACTGCCGATGCGACCGGCAGCCAATCCCTTGATCCAAGTGACGATTTATGTCACGCATACAGTATATCACAGGTAGATACAGAAAGGAAGCAAAAAGATGACGAACGCGGACGTGATCAAGTCAATGACTGACGAACAGCTCGCGCGCTTCCTTGAGGCGGTCGAAATCGGAGAGATCTCGATGTGCCCGGGCTTCTGCGATATCTGCCAGAGCAATATCTGCGATGAGTGTCGGACTATCTGGCTGCATTCGGACGCAGAAGAGGGGATGGGACTTTTGACAGATCCGGTTGTGCGGATCTGGGAATAGGAGGAAATATGCTGCAGGGGAATCCGAAAAATCCGGGGAGGAATCACGAAGGCTATCCGGACCCGACAGCATCTCAGGCTATACAGGGGGATGATATGAAAATACGACCGGAAGCCGGGGGCGAGTACGCCCTCGACAAACATGAGTTCTACATGGCGCTGCACTATGCGCAGTGTTACAGTTCCTGGGTGACGGCGCGGTCCGTGTTGATGAGCACGAAGACGGTTGATCCTTCCTCAGGAGGGGTTAGATCGTCTCTGCCGGGAAAGCCGACAGAGAGCACGGCGATCAAGATCGCAGAGCTGGACGGTCACATCAAACTGATCGAGGACACCGTCAGAGAGGCCGGAGAGGACATTGCGCCCTGGCTGCTGGTAGGTGTTACGGGCGAGTATGTGACCTACAATGCCCTCGCGCAGGGCTTCGGGGCACGGGGCGAAGCCATCACGCCCATTCCGTGCGGAAAGAACTACTACTACATCAGACGCAGGAAGTTTTACTTTCTGCTTGCGAAGAAGATGCTTGGGGAGGTGATCGCATGAGCCTGAGGCCGTATTTCTGGCTCCCGGAAAGAACATCCTGGGGCGAGCGGATCAAATGCGACAATTGTGCCCATTTTGGCGAAAAAAATGAGACCAAGATTGACGGCATCTGCGGCAAACCCGGACACTTATGCGGCAACTGGGCCGAGGCCGAGGAGATTCAGATGAATCTTTTCTCTACAACAACAAAGGAGGAAGAATGAGAATTGCTATCTGCGGGATACCGCACACAATCAAATTTTACGACGACATCTTCGACACCGACATGCACATGGGCCAGATAGATTATAAGACGGCAGAAATCAAGCTGTCGAAGGGCATGTCCCGGGAGGTCACGGCGGAGACGCTCTGCCACGAGATCACGCATAGCATGCTCGTGAGGATCGGCAGGGATGACCTATCCCAGGACGAGACGTTCGTGACAGCGCTGTCGAACGCGATCTATCAGAGCTTCGATCCGCGCATCGAGAAAGATGAGTAATCGCAGGATATGAGGGACTCAGGGGACGCTAAAGCATGGTAATATGGTACTGTGCAAAGATGGAAAAAGCACACCGGCATTCTTCTTTTCATTATATTCTCCTTTCTGGAAGGGGCGCCAATACGGCGCCTCTTTTGGTTTCCTCTTATCTGAAGAGACCTGCAGGAAATGTCTACATATAGAAGAATGTGGACAATCCTTCTTGTGAGAATCCTCAAGAGAGAGGCACTTCTTACCTGAAGAAGAAACTTGAAAATGTAGTAAAGTTGCACTTGACTTTGGTCAAATTCGCCTTCTTGAAGAAGCGGAGTCTACATTCGCATGGGTGCAGACATACACGATTCGTTCCTATCTGAGGATGCAGAAGAGTTTTTCATCCTCAAGAGAGGGGCACCTCTCTCTTGAAGAAGCATATGAATTTAAAAGTAAAGTCGGACTTGAAAACATATGAAATTGGGTGCACGGAGTGAAAAGGGAGGATGACATGGCAGACAAGACGGGCAACGGGAACTTGGTCCCGGGCGGATACAAATTCACAAGAGAAGAGCAGAGAGCGGGCGGCAAAGCGTCTGCGGAAGCGCGCAAGCGACGCAGAGATATCAGAAGGGCACTAGAGGACCTTCTTGAGAAGGAGTATCCCGGGGAGGACGGCGTGATGCTTTCCGGCGCGGAGGCAATCGCAGTCAAGCAGATGGAGAAAGCCCTGAAAGGCGACACCAAAGCCTTCGCGGTCGTAAGGGACACTGCCGGGCAGGCGCCGATCCAGAAGATCGAGACGACTGTCATAGATGATGAGGCGCGCAAAGAGATCGAGGATTTCTTAAATGAGAAGCCGAAAAAGAAAAATTCTCGAAAAGCTAAAAAGTAATCCGGTGATCTTCGCAAGGCACCTGGGGTTTGATCTTCTGACGGACCTTCACGATGAATGGATCAAGATGATGGTCTTTGGCACAGAGGATGAGACGCTGCAGGCACACCGCGGTTCGTACAAGACGACTTGCGTATCTGTAGCCCTGACGCTGCTGATCATCCTGAGACCGAACATTCGGACGGCATTCATAAGGAAGACCGACACGGATGTCAAGGAGATCATCGCGCAGGTAACGAAGATGCTGGAGACGTCATTCGTTCGCGGCATTGTTGAAGAAATCTGGGGCATTCCCCTGGTCCTGACGGTGGCCAACGCAACGGAGATCAGCACCAACCTTACGAATGACCCACGAGGCATCTCGCAGCTGGTCGGGATGGGTCTGGGAGGCTCTATTACAGGAAAGCACTTCGACAGGATCTTCACAGACGATATTGTCAACCTCAAAGACCGCAAGTCCCGAGCAGAGAGAGAAGAGACGAAACTCCGGTATCAGGAGCTTATCAACATCAAGAACCGGGACGGGCGGATATTCAATACCGGCACGCCCTGGCACAAGGAAGACGCCTTCACGCTAATGCCGAACCCGCAGCGGTTCGACTGCTACGAGACCGGGCTGATCGCAAAGGCTGATCTGGAAGAGATCAAAAGCAAGATGACGGCAAGTCTCTTTGCTGCCAACTATGAGTTGAAGCATATCGCAGACGAAGACGTGATCTTCACCGACCCGGAAACCGGAGCAGATCCGGAGAAGCTGCGGAATGCCAGAAACTCACATATCGACGCAGCGTACGGCGGAGAGGACTACACTGCCTTCACCATCCTCAGGAAGGCGGAAGGCAAATACTACGTCTACGGCAGGATCTGGCAAAAACACGTCGACGAATGTATCGGAGAGATCGCTGAAGAGCGAGCACGGTTCCAGGCAGGCAAAATCTGGTCTGAGGACAACGCGGACAAGGGCTACCTTATGAAAGCTCTGAAGCGCGCAGGCGAAGATGCGGCAAGCTATCATGAATCGGAGAACAAACACGTCAAGATCGTCACTTACCTGAAGATGGCTTGGAATAAGGTCATATTCGTGGAAGGGACCGATCAGGAGTATATCAATCAAATCTGCGACTACAATGAGCACGCGGAGCATGATGACGCACCGGACAGCCTGGCAACGCTGATCCGGCTGGTCTGGCAGAAGGACGACGAGGAGCGGGAATACCGTTCGCTTTTCTATTAGGGGCAATTAGGGGCAATTATGTACACTTTTCAGGACTACGTCAAACAAGCTACAGACGAAAAGAAATTGATGAAATTCTGCCGGAACGCGATTGCCGATCACAAGGCGAGCGCGGCGTACAAAACGGCTCTCGCAGCAAAAGAGTACGACCGGCATCGGAATGTCACGATCAAAGAATTCCAAAAATTGCTGTATACCGTGACCGGGCAGGCGATACCGGACAACTTCTCTGCGAACTATAAGCTCGCGTCGAATTTCTTTCACCGGTTCACCAGCCAGCAGGTACAGTTCCTGCTGGGAAACGGCGTACAGTGGGGAAGCCCGGAAACGGCAGAGAAACTGGGCGATACCTTCGAGACCAGGCTGCAGAAGGGCGCAAAGAAAGCGCTTGTGACAAGCTGCGCCTTCCTTTTCTGGAATGTGAACCACATAGAAGTCTATGACATCCTGAACTTTGTGCCTTTATACGACGAAGAGACCGGCGCTCTCAGGGCAGGAATCCGGTTCTGGCAGATCTCTGAGGTGAAGCCTCTCCGGGCGCGGCTGTTCGAGGAAGACGGCTATACAGAGCTGATCTGGCGCAAAGGTAAGGGCGAAATCATAAAGCCCAAGAGGGCTTACAAGATCACGACGGTGACCACCGAGGCAGGCGGGACCGACATCGTGGACGGGCAGAACTACAGCGGCTTTCCGGTGATCCCGCTCTGGGCCAACGAGGCGCACCAGAGCGAACTGGTGGGCATCAGGGAACAGATAGACGCATACGACCTGATCAAATCGGGCTTCTGCAATACGGTCGATGAAGCGAGTTTCGTCTACTGGGCGATCCAGAACGGGGGTGGCATGACCGACATGGACCTGGCGCGGTTCGTGGAGAGAATGAAGACCGTGCATGCTGCGGTAGTCAATGACACCCAGGCAAAGGCAGAGGCGCACAGCATCGAAGCACCGTACGCTTCGAGAGAGACGCTGCTCACACGCCTGCGGAAAGACCTGTACGAAGACTATCAGGCGCTGGACGTCAAAGAGCTTGCGTCCGGGTCTGTGACGGCAACGCAGATCTGGGCGGCTTACGAGGACCTGAATTCGAAAGCGGACGAATTCGAGTTCTGCGTCATCGATGCAATCCAACGCCTTCTTGAGATCGTTGGTATCGAAGACGATCCTACCTTCACGCGGTCCATCCTGGTGAACAAGGTGGAGGAAGTCCAGACGGTGCTGTCTGCGGCGACGCACCTTTCGAATGAATACGTCACGAGAAAGGTCCTCGCGATACTGGGAGACGGCGACCGCGCAGACGAAGTTCTGGCGCAGATCGCAGGAGACACGATGGGCGTACTTACACTTGACCAACACTCGGAGGGTGTAAGTACAGACTTACAGGGTGAAGAGTGATGGATGCGGCTCACGATTACACTGACGCGCAGCTGGCAAAGCTGGTAAGAGAATACAAACGCCTGTACACGCAGGCCATCGACGAGCTGGACGAGAAGCTGCAGGCGTTTGAGATCGAATTCGCGGACGAAGACGAAGAGATGCGGGCGAAAGTCGAAGCTGGCGCGATGAAAGAGAAGCAGTACCGCAAGTGGAGAGCCACCAGAGTGGCAACCTCTGAGAGGTGGGAATACCTGCAGGCGGAGCTTGCGGATGAGCTGACGCGCGTCAACGAGATCGCTCAGGCGTCTCTGAATTCTACCTTATATAGTATATATATCGAAAATCACCGGTATTCGACCTGGGCTATCCATGAAGCGATAGCCGGATCAACTGCGTTCACGATGTATGACAGATACACGGTAGCGCGTCTTCTGAAGAACGAGACGGAGCTTCTCCCGGAACCCTCCTTGAGGATGAAACGGGAGATCGACGCTGCAAAGGACCGGCGCTGGCAGATGAAGACGCTGCGGGCGCATGTACTGCAGGGCCTTCTTCAGGGAGAGTCGATTCCGGATATCGCTGAGAGACTTCCCCGCGCGGCATGCGAGACGAACTTCCACGGCCAGATCAGGCGCGCGCGGACGATGGTCACAAGCGCGCAGAACCTGGGACGGATGGATGCGTACCACACCGCCCGGGACATGGGGATCGACACGCAAAAGCAGTGGTTTGCTACTCTGGACAACAGAACCAGAAGTGAGCACCGGCTAATGAGCGGAGAGGTCCGCCCGCTGGACGAACCCTTCTCGAACGGATTGATGTATCCGGGTGATCCGGACGGCGATCCGGCAGAGGTGTACAACTGCAGATGCACGACCATCGCGGTCCTGCGCGGGCAGGATCTGCACAAGGCGGTCACAGACGGTCTGGACCAGAACGCATACAAAGAATGGAGAAAGGGGCTGAAGGTCAAATGGTAGTAACATCGCATGTTGATGACATTCTGAGCATGAAAGACCGGCTGATCCGGACAGCTCTGGAAGAGTGCGGGCTGCGAGCAGAGGCGTATGCGAAGGCAGAGCTTTCAACGCCGAAACCGCACGGCAGACCAAACAAGGCAGGACAGATGACCTACCCGAATATCGACACGGGCAACCTGCGCAACAGCATCACGCACCGCGTGGTAATGCAGGGAGACGAAAGTCAGATGCATGTCGGCACGAACGTGGACTACGGAATCCACGTGGAGCTGGGCACGCACAAATCCCGCGCGTATCCGTACGTGAGACCGGCGGTCCGGGATCACCTGAACGAGTACTCGCAAATCATACAGAATACGTTACGTTAACAACCCGCGAAGAACCGCGGGTTTTTATAAACCCGCCGGCAAGGAACAGCCGGCAAAACCTACTAAAGAAAATGGAGGTAAGTTCAATGGCACTTTGGAGCGAAATTAGGGGATATGAAGGGTTGTATCTCCTGAGTAGCGACGGCGATATAGTCGCGCTTCCGAAAACTGTCAACGGAAGAAACAGAAGCGGGCCAATCGTAGCTCACAGGATGGCAAAGCCTATAAAAAAGCATTTGCGCGGGCATTATGGAGCAATGTATGAGGCGGTAACACTATCTAAGAATGGTGTATCTAAAGTGTACTCGGTGCATAGACTTGTAGCAGAGGCGTTCATACCTAATCCAGATAGACTGCCAGAAGTGAACCACAAGGACGAGAACCCGTTGAACAATTCCGTTGATAATCTTGAATGGTGTACAAGACAGTACAACATCGATTACAGCAAATCTAAGCCCGTTCTGCAGATCAAGGATGGGAAAACTATTCGCAAGTTTAAAAGCATTGCGGAAGCGGGAAAACAAACAGGAATCGGCAGAAGAAACATCAACAACGTATTGTGCGGATGGTCTAAAACGGCCGGTGGATTTGTTTGGAAGTACTGCAACTAAGATCGGAGGTGAAGACTTATCGCATTATCAAGAAAATTCCTGACCGCGCTGGGCATCGAGCCTGAGAAGATCGATGAGATCATCACGGCACACAGCGAGACGGTCACAGGTCTCAAGGACGAGATCGCAAAGTTCAAAGCAGACGCAGAGAAGCTTCCGGAGGTCCAGAAGGAGTTGGATGCTCTGAAGGCTGCAGGCGGTGACGGCTGGGAAGAGAAGTACAAGTCGGTCAAAGCTGAATTCGACAAATTCAAAGCAGAGACTGAGGCGAGCAATCTGAAAGCCAAAACCGCAGAGGCATTCAAGGCCGTTCTCAGGGAGAGCGGGATCGCAGACAAGTATATCTCAGTAGTCCAGAAGGCAACCGATCTTTCGAGCTACAAGCTGAACGAAGACGGCAAGCTTGAGGATGTTGACAAGATCAAAGCTGCGATCAAGCAGGAATGGCCGGAGTTCCTCGCAAAGACCGAGGAACACGGCGCGGAGGAGAAGGACCCACCCGAAGAGCAGGGTGGAGACGGCAAATCTGAAGCAGCAGAAAGGGCCAGAGAGCTGGCAAGACAATATCACGACAGACAGTATGGGAAAGGAGGAAATGAATCATGAGTTTCATTTCTGAGAAAAAGGGCCGCGTGTACGGCTCCGGCCAGTTCATCGCAAGCGATCAGGGACTGGTCAAAAAAACCGCTATGATCCCGGCGACTGAGCAGTGCATCACTGACGAGAACGGCAGATACCTGCCGGCGGGATGCATCGTTCCGTCCAACGACGCTAATGCCACTGGGATCACCCTCCAGGACGTCGACATGACCGGCGTTGAGTCCAATCTGGGCTCCGTGGTCGTGGCGGGCACGGTATATCTCGACAAGATGGTCGACGAGCCGACAGCGGAATCCAGACCTGCGCTGGAGGCGCTTGGAATCAGTTTCGCGATCTCGCCGAGCAATCCTGACAGAACTCTCGCACCGCTTGTCTCTGCAGAGAGTGACAGCGAAGGCGGCCAGGGCGGCAAAGGCGGCATGTGATTTGGAGGTGACATCATATGAAATGGGAAAACAACATTTTTGGAATGATCCCGAAAGAGGCATGGCTCGAGGTCGGATTTGACGTCGCAAGACCGAACGATCCGATCGACGGTCTGTTCGGGGATCTGAAAACGGACAACATCGTAGCAGAGTGGGAGTCTATCGCAGCAGAGAACCAGCTGCCGGTCATGGCCCAGTTCCACGCGTTCGACACGGAAGCGCAGATCGCTATCAGAGAACCCATCGACAAGCACAACGTCGAGAAGGGCCTGATCAAGGTCAAGATCGATCAGTCTGAGAGACTGCGCGCCCTGGTCAACAGCGGCGTGAGAGAATCCAAACTTTATGACTACGTCATGAACGATGGTATCCGCCTGGCGGATCAGGTCATCACCAGAACAAAAGTCGCGAAGAACGAACTTCTGGCTTCTGGTAAGATCACGATCAAAGAGAACGACATCGACCTGACGGTCGACTACGGCGTACCGGCTGCGCAGCTGCAGCACACCGTCGACTTTGGCGCAAACGCCGACGTGATCGGACAGATCGCCACGATCGTAGAGACCGCAGCGACAAACGGAACGATCCTGACGGGCATGGTGCTCTCCGGCAGCCTGCTGACCAAGATGCGCAAGCACGCGTCTGTGCAGAAGGCCATTAACGGAACGAAGGGCGTTGGTGCTACTGTCAGAAAGTCCGACTTCCTGGCCTACATGGAGGAAGAGTTCGGGCTGTCCCAGATCATCACGAATGACCTGACTTACACCTACAACCGCGCAAGAAACGCGGACGGTTCTATCACGAACCAGACTGCGAGATACTTCCCGGCTGACAGAGTGGCGTTCATCGCTACCAACCCGGCTGGCAACCTGGGCGTTGGTCTCTGGGGAGACGCACCGGAAGTCGAAGTGAATCATTTCTTCGACGGCGGAGCATCCACCGAGAGCCCGTTCGTCAACGTAATGCAGTGGGCGACCACTGACCCGGCGGTACTGTGGACCAAAGCGTCCGCGCTGTTCATGCCGGTCCTGTACAATCCGACGAATCTCTACGTTGCGACCGCAACGAATATATAAGCCTCTCCGGACCGGGGCCGGTGCCTTCGTGCCCGGCTCCGGGTTTTTTCATAGGAGGGAATCATGTTAAACGAATTTTGTGCAGAAATCAATAACTATTTTAACTACGGGATCGTCTACACCGGACGCTACAAGATCGAGAACGGAACGATCAAAACGCGCTTCGAGCCCGGGCAGTTCTTCCGGATCGTTGGCAGCAAGTTCAACGACGGCGTCTACCGGCAGCCGGCATCGGATCTCACGGACGAAGAGTTCTGCGGGGCTATCTGGCCGATGGACGTACCGCCGGATGTCTTCCGCCTGATCGACGAGATCCAGGACTGGAAGGCGAAGTACGGCGCGGTCGGTGACAGCCCGTACAAGTCGGAATCGTTCGACGGGTACAGCTACACGAAGGATGGAAACGGCACCTGGCAGAGCGTGTTCGCTGATCGGATGAACCGCTACCGGAAGCTTCGCGCGTACTGAGGAGGTGCACCATGTTGCTAAGAAACGCAATGCGAGACTGCATCTTCCTTGAGGAAACGTTGACGGCGGATGGGTGCGGTGGTCAGACATCGGTCTGGCACAAGGGCAAACCTTTCCGGGCTGCGTTCCAATTCCGGACGAGCACGGAAGGCAGGCGGGCATCCGCTGCAGAAGTGCACAGCGACTACCTTGTGACGGTGTCCCGGGATCTGGAAGTCCGGCATCACCAAGTCTTTCTGAGGGAAGACGGCAAAGTATTCCGCGTGACGCAGGACGGAGACGATCATGCGACGCCCGCAACTGCAGGCATCGACATGCGCGACTTCACTGCGGAAGAGTGGATACTCCCAGGGGAGGTGGAGGCATGACCAAAGCAGAAGCACTTTACACGTTCTGGGCGTCATTCGGGCTTCCCGCGTTCGATGAGAACAGCGTCCCTTCCGGGGACAATGCTCCGGACCTTCCCTACATTACGTATGAAACCCGAACCGGAGCGTTCGAAGATGTCCTACCTATCTCAGGCGACATCTGGTACCGTTCTCGAACCTGGACCGATATCTCCGCGAAAGTGGAACAGATCGCTCAGGCAACGGCTCCGTACTATCTCGAACGCTTTGACGGCGGGTTCCTCTGGATCACGCAGGGACCGCAATTCGCGCAGCGTCTGTCTGATCCCGACGACGACACAATCAAACGAATTCACATCAACCTGACCGCGGAATTCTTCTCGCGGTCGTAAGGAGGAAACAATCATGGCAGAGAAAAGATTTACGGTCATCCCGCAGGATACCTTCGAAGAGATGCAGGTGGACGCGGGCGTAATCCTGACCGCATTCGACCCGGCACACCCGGCAGCGCCTGACGAGAATATCGTCTGCGCGACCACCGGCGGCATCCAGGCATCCTGCGTACCGTCTTATCAGGATCTGGGCGAGGATGTTGACAACTGTCCGGTGAACACCAAAGAGCTGAAGGACCTCACAGGATGGGAGTGTAAGCTGGCGTTCACGTCACTTGACACGTCTCCGGAATCCATCGCGCTGTCGCTCGGCGCGGCTGATATCGAGACCAAGGAGGAGGGCGGGCAGACCGTCACGACCGGAAAGGTCACACCGAGACGGGATCTGAAGAACACCGACTTCAAGGACGAAATCTGGTGGGTTGGAGACAAGGCAAACGGTGGCTTCCTGGCAGCATGCCTGAAGAACGTCCTGTCCACTTCCGGGCTGTCCCTGCAGACTACGAAGTCCGGCAAGGGGCAGACGGCGGTCGAGCTGACCGGACACGTAAGCATCAACGACCTGAGCACCGTTCCGATGGAATTCTACAGCATCGACCCGGCATGAACAAGAAAGTGAGGAGAGGCACATCATGAGATTATCTGAAATCAAAGGCGAAAAGGCGATCGAGGTCGCAGCTGATCTGCTGGAGCAGATCGAGAAGCTTATCAAAGACCCGAAGTTCAGCAAGGAAGCGCATAAGTCGTACATGTCGGCGGTGCGCTATTCAATGAAGGCGCATCCTAAGATCATGATCCGGATACTGGCTATCCTGGATCAGGAGGACCCGAAAACCTATGAGGTGAACTTGCTTACGCTTCCCAAGAAGATCGCTGAGATCGCTAGTGATCCGGAGCTGCAGGACCTTTTTACCTGGCAGAGTCAGGCAGCTTCTGGCTCTGCTACGGAGACTACAGAGGCAAGCGAGAGCTAAAGCCTTTTCTGGCTTACGCTGTCGCAAAGGCAAAGCAGGAGGAACGCCGGCGCGTGTTCGAGCTGTATGTAGCCGAATGCGCCCGGCATCTTGTTAACAACGTCGGCGAGGCGCTGGGCGGGTCGATAGTGAAGACAAGCTTCAATGACATCATCAACCCGCACATTCCGACCGAGACTGCAGATGAAATCAAAGCACGGATCAAGAAGGGGCTGGAGGAACTGAATCAATGAACGTATTGGAACTTGCAGCGGTCCTTACTCTGAATTCCGCTGCGTATGATAAAGGCCTGCGGAGGGCAGAAGAAGACGCAGGCACTGCAGGATCGAAGATCACCGGCACGCTTGTAAAGGCCGGAAAGGCCGCGGCGGTGGGGATCTCCGCTGTAGCGGGTGCGGTCGGTGTAATGTCGAAAAGCGCAGTCGAAGCCTACGCCAGCTACGAACAGCTGGTCGGCGGCGTGGAAACGCTGTTCAAGGGAACAAAAGCCCAGACCCAGGTCCTGGCTGACGCATCTGCTGCGTACAAAGACGCAGGCATGTCGGCAAACGCTTACATGCAGACGATCACCGGCTTTGCCGCTTCCCTGAAGCAGTCAACAAAGACTGACTTAGAAGCAGCACAGGTCGGTAATATGGCCGTCAAAGATATGTCCGACAACGCCAACAAGATGGGCTCCGACATGGAGTCCATACAGATGGCATACCAGGGCTTCGCGAAAGGGCAATTCCAGCTCTTGGACAATTTGAAGCTTGGGTACGGCGGAACCAAAACTGAAATGGAACGCCTCCTCAAGGACGCGGAGGAGATACACAAGAGGACCACCGGCGAGGTAACGCATTATGATATGGGAAATCTCTCAGATATCTTCACCGCAGTCCATGAGGTCCAGACGGAGCTGGGCATCACCGGCACGACTGAGAAAGAGGCAGCCGGGACCATCGAGGGTTCTATCAACGCGGCAAAAGCTGCGTGGGAAAATCTTCTGGTAGGGTTCGCTGATTCGGAGCAGGACATCGGAGAGCTCTCGAGCACCTTTGTCGAAAGCCTTGTGACTGCCGGGAAGAATGTAGTCCCGCGCTTCCTTGAGACTTTCGCAGGGATCACGCGGGCGCTTCCTGAGATAGTCAGCTCTGCCGCTTCCGGTCTGGGGGATGTGCTCTCAGACGGCACGTTCATGGAGAGCGTGGCAGAAAGCCTGGAGTCCGGAGTAGCTGTTCTGGCAGAGAAAGGTCCGGTCCTTCTTGAGGGGATCAAGAACGGGATCATAATGGGGCTGGAGTCCGGCACGGACTTTGGCGTCATGATCATGGAAAAGCTGGGATCGGCATTCGAGACGGGCGTCCCGAAACTTGCGGAATCTCTGCTGCCTGCGATCACAAGCATCACAGGAAAGCTGAAAGAGGAGGCACCCCGGCTTGTAGAGGCAGGCGGGCAGATGCTTCTTGGACTGGCTCAGGGATTCGCTGACAGCCTTCCGGTCCTGATCGAGAACATCCCGCAAATCGTAATCAATATCTCGGACATCATCAATGAGAACGCACCGAAACTCTTAGAGATCGGCTTCAACATCCTCAAGATACTGGCACAGGGGATCATCGAATCGCTGCCGGTTCTGGCTGCGAACATACCGAAGATCGTTGAGGCGATCTTCAAGGCATTTGCTGCTATCAGCTGGGCAAAGCTTGGAAAGACCGCTATCACCGGAATCGCATCCGGCATCAAGGCGGGCGCAGGAGCTGCGAAGACGGCAGCAAGAACAACAGCCAAGAACGCGATCAGCGCGGTCAAGGCTGGGTTCTCTCACGCACGTTCGACCGGCGCTTCTATGGTCAAGGCGCTGGCTAACGCGATCCGGTCCGGCGCATCTTCTGTCGCAAGCGCTGCGAGGAAGCTGGCAACGGGCGCGATCAACAAGGTCAAAGATATCCTCAATGGAGGAGCAGACATCGGTCGGAACCTGGTCCGCGGTCTGTGGGCCGGATTGTCCGGGTCCCTGGGATGGATCAAGGGCATGATCTCCGGCTGGGTCGGAAACGTCAAAAGTTTCCTGAAGAGCCTGTTCGGCATTCATTCGCCTTCGACCTGGGCGCGTGATGTACTGGGTGTCAACCTGGTCAAAGGCTTCGCTGCAGGAATCGACGCCAACGGCGACATGATCGACGCGGCGGTTCATAGCCTGATCCCGGACGGGACATTTGACATGGGCGTCGAGATGAACAAGGCCGGCAAGGCGAAGTTCGAACAGAAAAACGTATCTGTGAACAATACTTTCCACGTAGACGGCACGAAGGACCCGGACGCATACGCGCGGGAACTTGCGAAGACCCTGAAGCGTGAGATCAGGATGGTATGACATGGCAGATAAAAAAGCAAAGGCCCCTTCCGGTCTGGGCATCCAGCGGAAGGGGAGCAAATACATTTTCAAATGGAAACGCGGAGCAACGTACACGGCGCAGGAGCTGTACTACGCAATCAAGAAGAGTGACTGGACGAAGATGAGCGAAATCGCTGTCACAAGCGGGGCCGCATCGAAGTCTAAGACACTCTCGAAGGACGATTATTTCCCGAACAAATACGCATCCGGGGAGAAGGCCGGCAAATACAAGCCGCACCTGAAGGCGATCAAGTTCAAAGTCCGCGGCAGGCAGCTGATCGACAATAAGCGCATCTGGAGCGCATGGAAATCTGAGAAGAAAGTACTGGAGCCGCCTAAGGCTCCGAAACTTGCTCTCGCGCTCTCCAGCAGCCTGGACAATGTCTGCATCGCAACCGTGACGCCCCACGTCAAGGACGACGACGCGAGACCGTTCACCCACATCGAGTACCAGAGCGTGCTCATGCCGGGAAATGCGAAGCCTTCTTATAAGTCATCGCAGGCGGGCTGGCAGACTGGCACGAGAGCATCGACTTCCGCCTGGACGTTGAACATCACGGACGCATCCGCGACGCTTGCGAAGGGACCGCATACGAGATACTTCAGAGTCCGGGCACGCGGTCCGGCAGGATCATCCGCATGGGTGGAGAAATCACACGTCTACGCAAAGCCTTTCGCTGCGACCAATCTGACTGCTGTAGCGCAGACGATCGCGACCGGGTACACGGTCACGGCGAAGTGGAAGACAAACCGGAACGCGTCGCATCCGGCAGACAGCATAGTCTGTAAGTATCGCATCGACGAACCGGAAGCTGGTATGAGCTGTCCGGCGGACGACAACTGGACGATCGGCGGCACGATCAAGCAGGCAAAGCAGGGAGCGAGTGCCTGCGTGTTCGGCGTCAACGGAACGATCGGCGAAGACCAGTGTTTGTTCGTCATGATCACGACGAAGCACGACCACGGAACCAATGACACGAACAGTAAACCGGTCCTTGCCACAGGCGGGATCGGAAAACTGAGGTCGCCTTCCGGGCTGAGCGTCAAGGCGGACGATGAGACGCACAAGCTGACAGTAAAGGTAGAGAACAATTCCGTCATTTCCGACGCGCACCTCGCGGTCGTATACACGCACGCGTCAAAACCGACTGACAAGCCGATCATCGGCGTGATCCCGCATCCCGATTCTTCAGGCGAGCAGGAGGTCATACTACAGGCGCCTGACTGGACTGGCGAGAGCGCTTACGGCGTAGAAGTGTATGCATTTGTCGGAAAGTACACATCGAAGGCACGCGCGGACGGCGTGCGGGTCTATACGATCAAGAAGGTGCAAGCGAAATCCGACACGCTGAAATACGGCGGAGCCGTTCCGAGCGCGCCGGAGAATGTTGCGGTTGACGCCGCAGATACACCAGAGACCGCACGCATCACCTGGGACTGGACCTGGCAGAAGGCAGATTCTGCAGAGATATCCTGGGCGGATCACGCGGACGCATGGGAAAGCACGGACGAACCGGAAACCTACATCATTTCACACATGCACGCAGCAGCCTGGAACATCGCCGGGCTGGAGGCTGGCGTGAGGTGGTATTTCCGGGTCAGGCTTCTCTCAGGTAGAGGCGACGACATCACCGCCGGACCCTGGTCCGAGATGAAGGACATCGTTCTTTCCACGGTACCGATCAAACCCAGCCTGGAGCTTTCTGCGCGGGTGACGCAGCCCGGGAACAGCATCACGGCATCCTGGGCATACGTATCTACGGACGGCACGACGCAGGACGCTGCAGAGATCTCCCGCGTCACTCTGAGTGCCACGGGCGAAGTAGAAGGGTACAGTGATCCGATCGAACGGGTCGCAAGCGAATCGCAATGCTCGCTTACCGACGAATGGCAGGCTGATACATCCTACGCATACGCGGTCCGGGTGCGCAGCGCATCCGGGAGATGGTCCGACTGGTCCGATCCGGCAACGCTGGTGATCGCAGATCCTATCTCTGCGGCAATGACCATTGACCGTGGGTCGGACACCGTCACGGTAACGGACGATGACGGGGACACCAGGCAGGCATTCTCTATCGTATCGCTTCCCTTGTATGTCACCGTCACCGGTGCAGGCGCAGGCGGAAGAACCACGCTCGCGATCGAACGCGCAGCAGATCATCACGTAGAGCGGCCGGACGAGTCAGACTTTGATGGCTATGCAGGCGAGACAGTATTCCTGCATACGCAGACCGGAGAAGATACTATCGTGGTCGATGTTCCGGACCTGATCGGCGCACTGGACGACGGCGCGCTGTACCGGCTGGTCGCTGACGTAGAGGATACGTACGGCCAGACCGCAAGAGTGGATCAGGTGACCGGCGTAGACACCGACATCGTAGAAGTCCACTGGGGGCACCAGGCGCTGAAGCCGACCGCGACGGCAACGGTTGACGGGCTGACGGTATCGATCACCGCTACCGCACCGGAAGGCGTGGAAGACGGCGACGTCGTGGACATCTATAGGCTTTCTGCGGACCGCCCGGAGCTGATCGTGGAAGGCGGGGCGTTCGGAAGAACGTACATCGATCCTTACCCAGCTATCGGCGAGAACGGCGGGCACCGCGTAGTCATGCGCACCGGCTGCGGTGATTACATCACGGAAGAAAACGAATTCGCCTGGATCGATCTCGGAGCGGAAGACGGAGACATTCTCGAAACGGACAAAACGATCATCGATTTTGACGGTGAGCAGATCGAGCTGTACTACAACGTAGGCCACAGCGACGGCTGGGAGAAGTCATTCAAACAGACCGTCTATCTGGGCGGCTCTGTCCGGGGCGACTGGAATCCCGGAATCAAACGGACCGGCGAAGTCACCGCTGCGACGATCACCGTTCTCGAGGAAGAGACGATCAGGAAGCTCAGACGGCTTGCGGCATACAACGGCATCTGCCACATCCGGACGCAGGACGGTTCGAGCTATCCGTGCGATATCCAGGTATCGTCTACGGCTGGCAGGAAAGAAGCGGTCACGAGCTACACTCTGAAGATCACCAGGGTAGACCCTGAAGCACTGGAGGGATTCACGGTATGAACTGGAATTCTGGATACAGCGCGAGATATTACATGACGGAAGTTGACGCTGCGACATGGAGAGACATTGCGCGCGTGGAAATCACGGGCGGGAATGTCTCCCGCAGCGCATCGGAGCTAATGGAATCCGCAGAAGTGGACGTCTCGAACTACCGGATTCCGTGCGAACGGTGGATAAGGATCTATCTGGACGCACGGCAGGAAGATGCTGCGGCAAGAACACCGCTCTTCACCGGTCTTGCCACAAGCCCGGACGGAACGCTTACCGGAATCATAGAAGAAAGGTCTCTTCAATGCTATTCGGTGCTGAAGCCGGCGGACATCCCGCTTAAGCTTGGATGGTATGCGAACGGCGGAGAACTGGGAACGGACATCGTCCGGGATCTGCTTTCTGTCACACCGGCGCCTATCATCGCGGAAGAAGGATCACCCAGACTTTCCGCGCCTATCATTGCAGAAGAAAACGAGACCCGACTTTCTATGGCATGGGCCGTACTTGACGCTATGAACTGGCGTCTGAGAATCGCGGGCGACGGAACGATCACGATATGCAGGAAGGCATCTCAGGAATCAGCGGTATTCGATGCATTGTCAAACGATGTTATTGAACCGGAAGTCAAAGAGGACGCGGACTATTTCTCGTGTCCCAACGTCTTCCAGGCGATAGTCGATGACATGGTCGCTGTCGCACGGGACGACGACCCGGACAGCTGGCTTTCTACGGTCCGGCGCGGGCGGGAAGTTCCGGTCCAGGAGAAAGACTGCTCGCTGGCGAGCGGTGAGACGCTGGCAGAGTATGCGCAGCGCAGACTGAAAGAGCTGCAGAGAGTCTCGCGGTCGCTATCCTACAAGAGACGGTTTGATCCTGATATCACGGTCGGTGATCTCGTAAGGATCAACTATCCAACACTGCAGGCACGGGACGGGCTGGATCATTCGAATGTTTACGCTATCACGCAGCAATCGATCGATCTGGGATACGGCGCGAGGATGTCGGAAACGGCAGAGGAGGTCTAATGGAACAGACTTTAAGAGACCTTATCACGGTCATCAAGGAAGCTACGGAACCGAAACGCAAGGCATATGATACAGAAGCGACGGTCACCAGAGTGGAAGGATCAACGCTCTGGGTTCACATCCCGGGCGGGGTCGATGAGACGCCGATCAAAAAGACGATCAACGCAAAGCCCGGGGATACCGTACAAATTCGCGTCGGCGGCAGAAAAGCGTGGGTGACCGGAAACGCGACCGCGCCTCCTACTGACGACACGGCGGTGAATCATTTTGCTGCAAAGGTAGAGAAGACCTTTCAGGTTATAGACGGCAGTATCACAAAGATCTTCAAGGGAATCGGCGATATCAACACGCTTGTCAGGGAAAGCATCGCGGGCGTTGAAGTCGGCAAGGTGAACGGTGCCGGTGAATACATCGCAGGGCATACCCTGATCAATGCAGAGACGAACACATACGATGTGGTCGAGAAAGACGGGACTACGATTGCCTCTTTCGGAAAAGAGTCGGTGATCGGTGACGCCTCCGGTGTCCATACGCGATTCGATGACGACAGTCTCGAAATGTCGGACGGCATTGACGCGCCTTTCGTACATCTTGGAGGGGCGGACCTGATCACGATTACAGAGAAGTTTTCGTGGTTAGTCTATGACGAGATCGAGCTATCGCACGAACCGAGCAAGATCATCACGCTCACCTCACGCGGGACGGAGCTTGTAGAAGGGACCGACTATACCGTTAGCGGCAAAACGATCACATTCACGCAATACAAAACGGACTTGGTCGTCACGTATAGCTATATCCCACCAGAGGGAATGAAGTTCTACACGCTGGGCAAACGCGCGACAGGAAGCGGCGGTTGGGTCGTGTTCCTGGAGAGGACCGGCGATGTTGGAGAAGACAGCTACGCGGAAGGATCAGACATCGAAGCATCCGGAGAATGTTCTCATGCAGAAGGCAAGGAGACCGGAGCTCTCGGTGAATGTTCGCATGCGGAAGGATACCGCACAACTGCGAAGGGCAACTATTCCCACGCAGGCGGGCTTAATACGATAGCGGACGAAGAGGCAATGACGGCACTGGGCAGATACAATCGGGGCGGAGACCCGGATTGTCTTTTTGTAGTCGGAAACGGCATCGACGAGGCTCAGCCGTCTGACGCATTCAAGGTAGAAACGGACGGAACTGCAGACGCTCAGACCGGCTTCACGGTCGGCGGCGATCCAATCCTGAAAGTGGTATCCCCGGTCAATCTTGGGTCGGTAACGCTTGCAGCAGGAGGATACACCTCCGACACGGAAACGACAGATGTGTCGGCAAGCATCCCTTCCGGCTATTCTCTGCTCTGCCCGCTTTTCAGAGGAAGCGGAGGGAACAGCATATCGATGTATTATCTCGGGCATTCCGGATCGACGGTCGGCTACCGGCTGAAGAATCACGGAAGCTCATCAATCACAGTGACGCCGACGGTGCATCTTCTTTGCATCAAGAGCGGCATGATGTAAGGAGGCGAAAATGGACGCACAAACTTTGGTAACGATAGGAACGGCGGTCTTCGCCTCAACGGGCTTCTGGTCGTTCGTTCAGAACAAATTCTCTCAGAGATCCGCGGAGTCGCGCCTGATCATGGGGCTGGCATTCGCGGAAATCTGCAGGCGGTGCGAGATTTACATCGCATACGGGAACATCACGCGAGATGAATTCCAAGACCTGCTGAAGTACTTCTATACGCCGTACCGCGATATGGGCGGCGATGGCACAGCGGAGCGGCTGATGGAAGAAATCAAACGGCTACCGATCGTAACTGAGGAGGAAGCGAATGAGAAACGTAATCATTAGAAGGAAGGGGGAGATCATCCCTCTCGGTGTTCAGGGTGAAACCAATGCAACGAAAGTGATCTACGAGATCCCGGATGACCTGGTAGGCGCAACGCCTCGCGTCTGCGTACTGAGACCGGGCGATGCTGTGGCATACGAAGCGCAGGAAGTCGAAATCGCTGACGGGATGATCACCTGGACCGTCAACAGTACGGATACCGCGAAGTCTGGCGAAGGCATGCTGCAGATCATCTTCTTGACTGCGGACGCGGACACAAGGACGATGACTTGGAAGACGATCACGGCTGCGTCAATCGATGCCATGCCGGAACCGCCTGATCCTTATGAAAGCCTGATCGAGAGAGCCGGCGCGAACGCAGACCGGGCAGAGGCTGCTGCAGAGTCTGTACAGGAATCTGTAGAAGCAGCGGCGCAGGCTGCAGAAAAAGCAGAAGCGGCAGCGGACGAGATCAAAGGGATCACCGCAGAAGCAACCACCCTTCCTGCAGGATCTAGCGCAACGGTAGAGTACAGAGAGGGGAAACTGTATTTCGGCATTCCTGAAGGTTCTGCCGGTCCTCAAGGAGAGACCGGTCCTGCCGGTCCTACAGGCCCTCAAGGAGAGACGGGTGCCCGCGGTCCTCAGGGAGAGACCGGTCCTACTGGCCCTCAGGGAGAGACGGGACCACAGGGGCCTCAGGGAGAAACCGGTGCACGCGGTCCTCAAGGAGAAACCGGGCCTACCGGTCCTCAAGGGGAGACCGGAGCAACCGGACCTGTTGGTCCTCAAGGAGAAACGGGACCGCAGGGTCCGCAGGGGGAAACTGGTGCGACCGGACCTCAGGGACCGGCTGGTGCCGATTACGTTTTGACGCAAGCAGACAAGAATGAGATCGCGACAGAAGTGTACGGCATGTTCACGAATGCGGACAATGTGGGGTGGTAGAAAATGGCAAAAAGCATTATAACGAACGGACTTCTGACGGCTATCGCTGACGCGATCAGAGAAAAGACCGGCAGCACCATACCCATGACGCCGGCGGAGATGGCAGATGCGGTTTCCGACATACAGAGCGCAGCAAGCGTGATTGATTGTTCTATAGCGGGGAACATCGTTATCAACGACACGACCGTGCGGCAATATGTACTGTCGGGCTGCGCGAATTTGACCGGGGTTACCTTTACATCGCCTCTAGGCGTGCGGATTTTCGACGGTGCGTTCAGAGATTCTGGGATCGCGACTGCGGCAGGGGCAAACGTCCATCAGATCGACTACGAAGGGTTTTACAACTGCGCCAACCTCGAGACGGTGGACTTTCCGAATTTGGTGACGCTTTACAACGCTAGCCTTTGTTTTTCTGGCTGCACTTCTTTGAAGAGCGTGAACTTCCCGTTACTGCAGACGATTCCATATGCGTGCTTTGAGGGCGATACCGCGTTGAAGACCGCGGACTTCACAGCACTTTCTTCAATCGATACATACGCTTTCAGAAATTCAGGCATCGAATCGCTGATCATCCGAAACACGGAATCGGTCGTGACGCTTTCTGCAGCAACGGCTCTCACAGGCACGCCAATCCACAGGCATACGGGTTTCATCTACGTGCCGGCGGCACTGGTTGACGCATACAAAGCAGCGACAAACTGGTCCGTGTTCGCATCGCAGATCGTATCGCTCGAAGAGTTAGGAGGCGAAGCATGATCGTAACAGAAAGAGTAGTAATCAACGAAACACCTTTCACACACACGTATTCGGACGCGAAAAAGTACATCGCAAGAGAAGAAGTCGTGTACGAAGAAGCGTATGATCCAATCGATTCTGGCAGGACGTACACCGAGACAGACGTCCCGATAGACCGGGCCGACGAGGAAGCAGCATACGCTGAAGCCGGGAGGATATTGATGGGGGTGATCGAATGAGATTCGCAAAAAGAGCGCGAGAGCTGCGCAAGTCGATCGAAAAGACCACGCAGACGCTGACGGATGAGGAGGCTCTGAAAGTGGTAGAACTTCACCCTGCCTGGACAGCTGACAACGCGGCATACACCGCTGGCGAAAAGGTCAGATACGAAGGCGCCCTGTACAAGTGCCTGCAGGATCATACCTCGCAGGAAACGTGGACGCCAACCGATGCCCCGTCACTGTGGGCGAAGGTCCTGATCCCAGATCCGGGCTTCATTCCGGAATGGGAGCAGCCCGGGAGTACGAACCCGTACATGAAGGGCGACAAGGTGAAGCACAACGGCAAAACCTGGGAAAGCACCGTAGACAACAACGTCTGGGAACCCGGCGTCTACGGCTGGGATGAAATCAAATAGGAGGTAGAGCAATGGACATCAAAAAGATTCTCAACATGGACAACAAAACTTACGACCGCCTGAAATGGCTGGTGCTGGTGGTAGAGCCCGCCCTCGTGGTCCTTCTGATCGGGCTGGCGAAGCTTTATGACGCACCTGTCCTGTCCACCGCGGCGGCAACCATCGGACTGGTCAGTGAGTTCGTCGGCAGCTGCCTGCTGATCAGCAGCAG